CTAATCTTCCTAAAACGATTTTAGGTTCACCATATCTATAACTCCAATCATCAATGTAAAACCATACAGAGTATGCGTAATTTGAAGCATTATTTTGTGCTAAATCTTGGGCAGAGATTTTGGTAACTTTTTTAGCATCGGTTAACCCGCTAAGCTTTGTGCTATCTCCCATAATCCATCTAATAATTAGTATTATTAAGACTAGGACTACAACACCTATTGCAATACTTTTTACTGATACAGCCATAATATAATATAGCTTTAGAAATTTTTACTAAATGATGGGAGGATTTAAATTACTAATAGAATTGTACAACCAATTAATTTTTCCTCTAGAAATATTATTTCTAAAATATTTTACATTACAAATACCACCATATAATCCACCTTGTGTTCCAGATGTTATCACGGTATTAGATTTATACGGTATTACGCCAGGTGTTGAAGAGACTAACTCATTATTAATAAATATGTCAAATGTGGACCCATCATAGTTAATGATAATATTATTCCATTTTTGCATAGGAAATTTGGTAGTTTCATATAAAATTTTTTCAGTCTTTCCTTGTGTTTTCATTTTAATCCGCAGTTTATTTTTAAGAACATTGAATTGTATATCTGGTTTATCACCAACATTTAATATAGATGTGTATTCGTCGTAATGTGGGTTGGTTTCAGGAGGATTGGAATTAATATAAAACCAACTAGAAATAGCATAATGATAACTAAATTCACTACTACTACTTCCAACTGGTGTCGTGTAATTAACATCTTGAAAGGTGCCTAAATTTTGTTGAATATTTAAATTTTCAGGTCTTTCAATAAGTTGGGATGTATTATGATACATAATTTTTTCCATAAGCCATGGAAATACAAAATATAATCCAATTAACAATAATTCTACAGCAAATAATATAACAATTGGTTTAGTTGTGATTTGATATTGATATTTAATATATTCTATAACATCCATCATCAAACATGGAAAATATGTTATCATTTTAATTAATAGTTTTGGCCAAGATGGTGATTTTTCACCTGGTTCTCCTTGTCCAAGTAATCCAAAAAATTTAAATGCTATAGTAATAATTCCAAGAATAATAAGAATATTAATTCCCATCAATAAGAAACTACTAAAATCAGAAAAATAACTTGATAAGTTAAAAAAAACATATACTAATGTTATTATCAATCCAACTGATACTATGGAAGTAAATATTTTACCAAGGAACGAAAGAGTTCCTTTTTCTTCTTCATTTTCAAATAGTTCTTTTTTTCTTGAATAAAAGAACATTAATAATACAATTAAAAATCCTCCAAAGAGCATTAATAGAATGCTAAGTCCTTCATTATTGTCAGTAATAATATCATACGGGTTTTTGGCAAAAATAATACTCGCAATAATAATATAAATTATAAGTCCTAATAAGAAACTAAATTGTAATTTATTGTCTTTAATAGAACCAACTACATAATACGAGAATAATTTATAAATATAGCTCATAACATTAATAAATTTGGCAAAATAACTTGTTCCAGAATCATCAAATATTGGTGGTTCCTTTTTTTCGGTAGATTTTGTTTTAGTAGACGCCATTAATAAATCATTAGAAATAAATTAAAGGTTTTCCATCGCTGTTTTTTTTCCGTGACAATCTCTACACAAAGCTACTAAATTATCAACATGATTAGAACCTCCATTTTCTAATCTAATTTTGTGATCAACCTCAAACCATGCTGGCAATTGAATTTGACAATGTCCACATTTCCAGCTCTGTTGTGAGGCAACAAATTTCTTTTTTGTTTCACTTACACATCTTTTTGTACCTTTTTTCCCGGATTCCATAATACGATTCACTTGATGTTGTTGATTACCACCACCCGTAAATGGAGTTTGATTAGTAAAATCAATAAACGGACTAAGAACATCTAAAGAAGATTGTCCGCTAGGCATATGTTTAATTATATTTGTGGCTTGTTGAACAATGCTCTGGGATTCGGAAGGGTTTTTCTTTATAAATAAATACATACTTAATCCAGCAAAAGCAAAACCTGCCATTTTAAAATATTTTTGCCAAGACTGTAATATTTTAACATAATTTCCATCATAGTATGTGTTTGCTATAAAAAATCCTGATACTACTAAAATTAATAATTCTAATTTCATATAATATTTATAAAGTTTATTTTTTAAAGATTATATTTATTTTTTTGATTTACTTTTGCTTTTGCTTTTGCTTTTGCTTTTACTCTTACTTTTGCTTTTGCTTCTAGATTTAGTTATAATAGAGGTTACTGCTCTAGGAGATTTTCTAGTTTTACTATGTTTACTATGAGATGTGTTGTGTAATACAATTTTATTATCGTAATTAATAATTTGATTTAATTCTTCAATAGCACTACATAATTTATTAATGTCTATTTTCTCTCCACCATTAGAATAAATATATTCAACTAATAAAGAACGAATACGATTAAGATATATCTTCTTACCATCATCATCTAAGTCAATATTAGATAAATCTAATTCAAAGAAATTATAATAGACAGTCATTAAACCAAATACATCACTGTTATGTAAATAAGCCTCAAAAAAGTATTTTTTCAAATCAAAGTTATAATTAGAGTCAGTATATTTCATTAATATATCTGTAATATAATTTGATAAGTAGTAAAGATAATAACCATATTCAATTAAATTATCTCTCTTAACATCCGACAAAAAGGTTTCATCGCTAATTCCTGGAGAGAAAATCATTTTAAATAAAATAACATTATCATCATAATATCCATAATACCTTGCTAATTTTATTAAATACTCATTAATAATATAATTTCTAACATTTGTTTTATTAAATAATATAAGTCCATCTTTAACTCTCTGTAAAAAAATATCATAATTTAATTTAAATTCATCTGATATAATCATTGATGAGAAAGGAGTATTAAATTGTAGTGGTCTATTCATTATTTCTTTTGGAATTTCTTTATTAACGACTACACCAGCCAATCCCCAATCAATAATTCTCGCATTCATTTCTTTATCGATCATCACATTTCTATCTTTCAAGTCATTATGTATTACATCCGCATTATTCATAGGTCTAACGCCATTTTTTAATAACTTAACAACTAATTCATTCAATAGATACATTTTATCCTTGGTAATTTTTCCATCTACTACTAACCAGTCTTTCAAGTCAATACCAGCATCAGGCATATTAAGAATAGTAAGTTTATTCAATTTTGAATTAACATTTTTTTCATTAATATTATATCTAGTAAGGGCAAAACATTTTTTGTCAAAATTAATCATATCTTCCTTTGTTAATTTATCAGGATAACACATTTCAACATCTAATAAAAAATATTTTTCGTAATTTTTAATTTTATCTAATTTTTTTTTAATTTTCTCGATTTCTGACATCTCCTGTTTACCATGTTGCTCAATTGACATTTTACTAACACCAGTAATTCTTTCAGTTTTATTTTTACATTTGATAGCAGGTTTAAATATACATCCAAATCCTCCAGATGCTAATGCCTCACCACCTTTTCTATTTCTTCTTCTTTTATTTTTAATTGTTCTATTCATAATTTCTCTTATATTGTAGAGAGAATTATTTTTTATATAAATAATAGCCACCGCCAATTAATACGACAATAATTCCCCCAAATAATAATTTTTTTCTATATTTAATTTGCTCGTGTAATATGATTTCTTTTGGTTTATAAAGATCATAATAATTTTCAAGAGCTTCTGTAAGTGTTATTTTATCCTTACCAGTAATTACATTAATCTTATTATGAATAAAGTGAACCCACTTCAAAAAAGCATCCTTTCCCTCTAAATAAGGAGAAACAGGATATTGGTCTAATAACTCACTAAACTTATTTCCTATTGGAGGATGTGGAATAAATAATGGTAAATTAGAAATAAAATCATAATACTTCTTCTGGGTTGTATCATTAGCTTTAAGAGGATATGAAACAGCTAATGTCATTAATAAAAACCAAAAATGTGGTCCCCATACCTTTGGATCAAACGATTTTTCTGTCATTAAAATGAAACAATATAAAAAGATAGACAAATAAACATATAGCATATGAGTAAATCATTTAATTTTTGTAATAATTGTGGAAAAAACGGCCATCAATTTCATTCATGTAAACATCCAATAACTAGTGTAGGAATAATCACATTTAGGCTATTTAACAATAAGTTACAGTACCTTATGATTAAACGGAAACATAGTTTAGGGTTTGTAGAATTTATGCGAGGTAAGTATCCATTATATAATTATCATTATCTGTTAAATATATTTAATGAAATGTCTGTTTATGAAAAAGAAAAAATAAAATCAAGTTCATTTGATGAATTATGGAGTTATTTATGGGGTGAAAATGTAGGAATTCAATATCGAGGAGAAGAAAAAACATCTAGAGAAAAATATGATGCTTTACTTATTGGAATAGAGTCGAAAGAATGTTATAATTTACAATCATTAATAGAAAATAGCAATACCTTATGGACCGAACCAGAATGGGGATTTCCAAAGGGACGACGAAATTTTCAGGAAAAAGATTTAAATTGTGCTTTAAGAGAATTTGAAGAGGAGACAGGTTATATTAAGTCAAATATTAAGTTAGTTCAAAATATAATTCCTTATGAAGAGATTTTTACAGGTTCTAATATGAAATCATATAAGCATAAATATTTTATAGGATTTATAGATCCTTGTATAAAAACGACAAATACATTTCAAGAAACAGAAGTAAGTGAAGTTAAATGGTTATATTATGATGAATGTATAGATAAAATTAGACCATATAATTTAGAAAAAATAAATATTTTAAATAAAGTGAATAAAGTTTTACAAGAATATAGATTATATTAATAATATATAAGTATTATGGAAAAACCTAAACGAAGGCCTAGAAAAAAAACAAAATTATCATTAGTTGATGAACCAATATTATCTGAGAAAAATATAGAATTGTTATCTAATGAAGGTTTTGATAAAATAAATTTAGACAATAAAGATACTGATAGTAATTCTTTTATTAATAAACGAGAGATTTTAAATAGAAAATTTATTTCTACTAATGAAGATAAATTTGAAAACTTATATCCATCATTAGATGATCCAGAGTTTAATATTAAAATTGCTCTCAAAAAAGAATTTAATGAAACGAAATATGATGGAACAATTTTTAGTGTGGATGAGATTGAAGAACAAGCAAAAAAATTATGTGAAGCTGATTTTGAATTATCTCCGAATCAATTGTTTGTTCGTAACTTTTTAAGTTTTCAGACTCCTTATAACAGTTTGTTATTATATCATGGTTTAGGTTCAGGTAAAACATGTAGTGCCATTAGCGTATCAGAAGAGATGAGAGATTATTTAAAACAATTAGGAATTACACAGAGGATTATTGTAGTTGCTTCACCAAATGTTCAAGAAAACTTTAAACTCCAATTATTTGATGAGAGAAAACTGAAACAGATAGATGGATTATGGAATTTAAGAGCATGCACAGGAAATAAATATTTAAAAGAAATTAATCCAATGAATATGAAAGGATTATCCAAAGAAAAGGTAATTAGACAAATAAAAAGAATTATTAATAATTCCTATTTATTTTTAGGATATACTGAATTTGCCAATTATATTCAAAATATTTCAAAAGTAACTGAAGAGAATCCAAAAAAGAAAAAAATGGAGGTAATTAGAAAATTAAAAAAGCATTTTAATAACAGACTCGTAGTAATAGACGAAGTTCATAATATCAGAATTACTGGTGAAAAACAAGATAAAAGGATAGCGCAAGAATTATTGAAATTAGTAAGCTATGTAGACAATTTAAGATTATTATTTCTCTCTGCTACTCCAATGTATAATAGTTACAAGGAAATAATATGGTTGTTGAATATTATGAATAAAAATGATAACCGCTCTACTATTGAATTAAAAGATGTATTTGATTCTAATGGAAACTTATTAATTGGTCCAGATGGAACTAATATTGGTGAAGAATTGATTAAAAGAAAATCAACAGGATATGTTTCATTTGTTAGAGGAGAAAACCCTTATACATTTCCTTATCGTATATTCCCGTCCTTATTTTCTATTCAAAATACATTTAAAGAATTAACATATCCTAAAAAACAATTAAATGGAAAAGATATACTTCAGCCATTAGAACATCTAGATGTCTATGTAACAAATTGTGGTTCATTTCAACAGATAGGATATAATTATATTATTGATAGCATAAAAGAAAAGGCTAGCAACAAAAAAGAAGGTCTACCTAGTTTTGAAAATTTAGATACATTTGGGTATACAATATTACAGAAACCATTACAAGCATTAAATATGTTATATCCAACAAAATTATTACAAGATGATAGTCCAAAATTTGATTCTAAAATTTTATTAGGTTCAGAGGGATTAAAAAGATGTATGAAATGGAAGGAAACAACTAATCCTCCAACTAGAAATAATTTCGAATATAAGAATGATGATTTTGGAAAGATTTTCTCTCCTGAAAATATTGGAAAATATAGTGGAAAAATAAAAAACATTGTTGATAATATTTATAATTCAGATGGTATCGTTTTAATTTATAGTCAATTTATTGACGGAGGAGTAATACCAATGGCATTAGCACTTGAATCTATTGGATTTACACGATTTGGAAACAAAGCATCAAATTTATTTAAAACATCTCAACATCCTGTAATAGATTCCAAAACTTATTTACCTAAAGATAAAATGGATAATCCAGGAGAATTTAGACCTGCTACTTATACCCTGTTAACAGGAGAGAAGGCTCTATCACCCGATAAGGTTTATGATCTTAAAAACTTAACCGATGAAGATAATAAAAATG